GCCTTTGTGTCCTTTTTGGTCGCGCACCATGTAAGACCCAAGGTTGTTAAGCGTGTTGTCTGATGCGGCGATTGCTTGTTTTATCCATTCGTCCATGCCGGCTCGACGTGCTTTTGCTATGCCGTCAGACGTGCCCGTGTAGGGCCGTGCGTTGGGCTTAACTTTGGCTGTTGCCACGACCGAACGCCTGATCGTTTTTGTTTACCCAGCGCATGATTGGCGGGATAATTGCTGCGATTGCGCCTTTGGCATAGTCGGCTGGGTCGGTTGCGCCTGTCGAGTACACAGCCATGAGCGCGCCAACAAGTGAGCGTGCGTAACTGGCAAGCATTGCTTTGTCTTTATTTGTGATCTTTAACATGTCCGTCAATTTTCTGTTCTATTCGACCCAAGGATTGGTGCACAATGCCGTGGTCTTTTTTGTTGTCCCAACCGATTTTGCTAATGAGCGCAACCAACACAGCGAAACCACCACCGACGAGAGCCACCACAATTTGAGTATCCATCTCATTCTTCGATTTGTGGCTCGATGAAATCGTCAGTATCGGGGTCGTAGGTGTATCCGACGCCGGCATAAGTTTTTCCCGGTACATCGAAAAATGTCTCGATCCAAGTTCCCGGATAGCGTTCCGGGTTTTCTGCCATAAACTCGGCTGTTACTACATGAACAGATGTAACAATGTTGTTCTCATCCATCTGCGCGAAATATTGTGCGCTCATACCTTAAACCTCACTAAAACTAAACCACTACCGCCCGAACCTGCGTTATCTGTTCCTGTTGCTGTGTTACCGCCGCCGCCGCCGCCTGTGTTTGCTGTTCCGTTTGCGCTTCTTGCACCGCCGCCGCCAGTTCCGCCTGAACCACCTGAAGCGCCGCCACCACCGCCACCACCAGCGTAAAAAGTTGATGAACCAACAAAATTGGTGGCGTCGTAACCAGCGCCACCGTTACCGCCTGCTGTGCCTGAACCTACAGCACCAACGGCACCACCGCCACCGCCGCCGCCGCCACCTTGCCCGCGTGTAGCAACACCGTTACCACCAGAAAACCCTTGTGCGCCAGTAGCAGCCAAACCAGTAGCACCTGGTTCACCAGCACCACCACCCGAGCAACCGCCATTACTTGATACTTGAAACACTCCTGATGTTGCTGGGTCTCCACCACCACCACGACCACCACCTGTAGCAGACAAACTGATAAACGGCGTATCTAGCCTGCTTGTTAATCCTTGTATTGCTCGTGCGCCACCAGCACCAATGTCTACCGCGTAAGTTGCAGCATCAAGGTAAACGGTTGACACGGCAACGGCGCCAGCGCCGCCACCGCCTACATAGTTGACGCTAAAACCGTTTTGACCGCCGCCGCCGCCGCCGCCTACTAGCAAGCAATCAAACAAACCAGCCTTACTTACTACAAGGTTTCCGTCACTTGTAAAAGTAAGCAACGTGTAATTTATGCCGCCAACGGTAATGCTTGACGATGTGCCACCTGTTGCGGTGCCATAGTTAGCACCGCCACCGCTAAAAAAAGTAGCAGCACTAGCACTAGTAAAAAGAAGCGTGCCACCCCCATATTGTGCCAATGCTAAAGAACCCGATGTAGTAACAGTTGCCGTACCAGCCGTAATTGTGCACGTGCCGGCACCAAGGTTGTAAATGTTGACCGACTGCCCAGCAACAAATACGCCGTCGTCAACGGTGATCGTTGTCGCGCCCGCAGCTGTCATCTGGACTCGAGCGCCAGCATCCGCAGCAACCAAAGTGTGGCTAGCGGTTTTGGCGTTAATCGGCAGTTCGGTAATTGCGTTAAGTTCGCTGGCCTCTAATACAGACCCAGCAACAAATGGAAATGGTGTAGCCATAGTGCCCCTATCCTAAGACATTTAGCGCATCAAGTACGCCATATATCGCATCATCCAAAATCAGCTCATACACGATCGTGGTCGGCGCTGTTGAGTACAGCACCCTGTGGCCTGTGCTGAAATCCAAGTAATGCTCAATGCCCTCAACTGATAGTTCTTGCGCCAACTGGGTTGTGCCGGTACCGCTAGCAAAGGTCTTTTCTACGCTGATTGTGTCGCCAATGTCCACGGTTGCCAGGGCGTCTTTTTGGGCTGTGGTCAGCATTAGAAACTTGGTTGCCACGGACGTGTAACGAGGCTCGGGTTCTGGGTTCAGTAGATAGTCTGCTGCATCGTCAATGCTTGTTTGCTCATGTAGCAGGCTGTTTGTGATGCTTGTGGTCTGAATAAAATATGTCGCAATAGACCCTGCATCTGTCGCGGTAGCGGTCTTACCGTCCAAGCCTGTGACGACCGCGCGGTTGACCACCGCGTCAGCCTCAAAACTGATGCCTACACCGTCATACGGAAAGTTAGTTCCGTTATCGTAGAACGCTGCGACAGGCGCGCTCAAAGTCGTGCCGATGCGGTTTTGGAATGTCAGCATTCCCTCACGTGACATAAACAAACGCCCAAACTCGGCGGTCTCGTTAATTTGGGTTAAGTATTGCAACGCGTTAGTTCCTGCCGGCACGGTGTATGCCGCGTCGTGGCCAAGGTTGACGGTGCCTGTAGAGATGTCTCGAGCGCCCGCTGGGAAATCTACTTCGGGCAGATCAAGCACGGTTTCTATACGTTCGCCAGATGTTTCAGCTACAACGTTTAATTCGTCTAGGAATGTTTGTGCCAGTAGGTAGAACTGGTCTGCGCAATACACCGTCACGGTGTCCAGACCGCCGAGCGCAAAGTTGTAGTCGTAGTTGACGACATAACCGCTGAACAATGATTCGGGCACGTCTAGGTTGTCGTAGCGGATTAGTTTTACTTCGCGTAATGGTGCAAGCCCAGGCTTGGCTTGTGGGGTATTCCAATAGGGCGAGTTCTGATCAAACGGATTAAACACCCCTGTCACGTCTTGGATGGTAAATGACATTGTGCCGGCGCTGAACTGATCGCCCACATCCCTACGGCCGCGCCGCACGTTGATGTTTGTTACCGAGTCCATAACATTGGCAAACTCTGTCGTGCCGTCTAGGACGTACTGCGTATTATCTAAGACGCCTTTAAGAGCGTCATTAAGCACAAACGCGTCAACTTGAAACCCTGTGGCGATCTGTAGGTCATAGTTGCCAGAATTAACAACCGCTACGCCTGGCATCAGGCCACCTGTAATTGCAACGGCCCAGCGCTGCGCGAGTAGGCGCGCAATGCGTTAACAACGCTTTCACCGATCTCGGCGCTTGTGGCAAGCCCACCTGTGACGTTGATAGTGATGCCACCGCCGTTGTTTAGACGGTCTAATGGCACAACCGCTTCTGGGCCTGCTTCGCCAATAAGCGCCAACGTTGGTGATGACACAATGCCACCTTCGGCCATGCGCGGTATTGCTCGAGTGCGCGACGGGTTGCTTGCTGGGCGTGCCGCACCTAACTGTGGTACTGGCATTGTTGGTGCTTTTGGAATGTCTGGCAACAATGGAATGGAGTTGTAGGCGCTGATAATTGCGTTGACCGCGCCAATGGCAGCGTTTACCATGCCAGCAAAAAACCCGATCACGGTGTTAACAATTAGTTTTATGCCGTTTCTAAACCACTCAAACTTGTTGTAAGCCGTTACTAGCGCAACGACAAGCAACGCAATGCCGGCAGCAATAAGGGCAAATGGGTTTAGCGCCATGGCAATGTTTGTAGCGATGATTGCGGCGGCAACTACACCGATTGCTCCAGCAATAGTCAAAAATGTGTTCGGGTTGTCGGCGGCCCATGCTGCGAACGACTGCACAAGTGGCAAGATTGCCTCGACTACTGGTAGCAACGCTTGGCCGATTGACACTTGTAGGTTTTCCATTTGCGCTGTAAGCGTGCGCTGGCTGTTTGCTAAACCGTCAGACGTTCTTGCAAAGTCGCCTTGTGCGTCGGTCGTTTGCTCAAAAATAACTTTTTGCGCTGCAAGTATTTTTTGCTGGTCGGTAAGCGCGCCTGACCCGTCGTAGATTCCTAACTCGAGCGCGGCTGCTTTCAGCGCGGCGTCGTTAAGCAAAACACCGTACTGTCGCAACGGTTCGGATTCGCCACGCAACGCGGCGCCGATAGCCTGCACAGCTTGTTCTGGTGTTGTGTTGTTAAACGATGCTAGGTCTGATGCAAGCGCTGTAAAATCGTTGCTAAATCCTGCTAGGTCGCGACCGCTTAGACCTGCTGCTTTACCAAACGTGCCAAAGGTGCCTGCTGCGGTAAGTACAGCATTTTTTGACTGGCCCATGCTTTTGGCAGCGCTGGCTGCAAACTTTTCTACTTCAGCGGCGCCTTCACCAAAAATTACATTTACTTTTGACAAGTTTTCGCCAAGATCGGATGCAGCCGAAATCGCTGGGCCTGCTGCAGCTGCCAATCCTGCAAGCGCCGCTGTCGCCGGCAACGCAGCCTTTTTTAACGCAAACTGTGCTTTTTGGCCTGTTGTTTCTAGTCGCTTAAATTGGGCAATAGCCTTCTTGATGCCTTTGCCGTCAAACTCTGAAACGATGGGAATGTTGATTGCCATTATGCGATCTCTCTGTTTGCTTCATCCATAACGCGCTTGACCAATCGCTCCATCTCGGACATGACATCGTTTTGGCGTTGCTCGTACGCTTTCCACATTACTCGTGATGGGTTGCCATAGCGTGCAGATAGCGCGACGCCTAACGCGCCAGCTTTTGAGGTGTCAAACATTGTGCCGGTGGCGCCTTTCCATTGAATGCCAAAGGTGCCTACGTTTGTGGTACGGCCGCCATATTCCCTGATGGCTCGAGTGTTAATTTTGGCAATGATTTTTTGTTTGTAGCCTGGTATCCACGGCAACATTAAGAACCCTGATCGGGTTTGCCAGTTGCGCGTCATACCAGACAGCGGAGCGCTTGTAGGCACAAGTTTGTTGGCGTCGTCAATTACAGGCTGGACGATCTTTTTGTAATCTTTAGTGATTTCTCGGCGTAACGATTTGTCAAGTTTGTTAAGGGTCTTTAAGGCATCTTTGAGCCCAACTACCTCAACTTTTGCCGATACTCCCGCCACGTTATTTCCTTTTTTTGTTTGCCTCGTTAAGCACTTTAATGACTGTTGCTATGTCTCGAGCGTCAAACACAATGTCGCTAGGCCACCAACCGACCGCGACCAATATCTCTGCTAGCTGGCGACGGTAGGTGCCGCGTCCGTAGGGTTTGGGTCGGACTCGTCCACTACTGGGATTACTTCAATGTCTGGGTTGGCTTTGACCCATTCGCGCCAGTTCTCGCCAACCTGTTCGCCTTTCATTTTTAGGATGGTGTGCATCCAACAGCAATAATCGCTGAACAATGGCTGTGTTGTTAGTTGTTGTGCGTTGCGACGCTCGAGTCGTTCCCATTCTGTTGTAACGAACAGGTTTGTGTAGTAATACTCGGGTTCGCTGTCGGGCGTGCGCTTTAATTGCAACTTAATCTTCATAATTTCTCCTATGTCGGCTTGGAGCCGTGATTATGGGGTTGTGTCAATCGTTAACACGCCGCCCATAAACGTAATGTCATATGTTGACAACTCGCCGAGCGATGCGTTGATAATTGGCAATGACTCTAGGTAGCAACCAGTCAAAGTGAAGATTGGGTTGGTTGCTGATTCTGTGCCAGTTGTTGGTTGCAACGTGATGTTAGTTTTTGTGCCAACCAACGGTTGCAAGGTTGCGTATGTTTCGGATGCTGCAAATGACGCATACATGGTCAAGGTGACTTCGTTGTTGGCAAGACCTGCGGTGTAACTGCGTGACGTGGTGCCAAACGCGGTGTCTTCCAGCGCTTCAACCAGGTTGGTCAAGGTTGCTGCGGTGCACATGTCGGTCAGATCAACGGCGTTGATCGTTAAGACTGGGTTAGAGAGATATGTTGCTGATGCCATTTAATGCTCCTTAGTTCTGTTCTGATAGTAGATGATTTGTGTTCGGTCGTAGTGGATTATGCGGTTTGGGCTTGGATAGCGCAATCAAGGTCATAGCACGGATACAGCGCGCCACCAATCTCAAGGCTTGACGGACGGCCACCCATAACGATGATCGGTGAACCGAGCACGGTCGCCACGATGCTAAGTATCTGACGGAGTATCGGCAAACCTGCTGGGCCTGACCCAATTACTTTTACGGGAAACTCGAGGCGTATCACGTTGCCATTGCCAGCGATTGTCGTAAAGTTTGGCGCGTCAAGGTAAACGCAATTAGGCGCCAGTTTTGTCGGGTCGTTGACAACTCGGAGCCCAGACACAGCGGTCAGGCTTGCCGTCAAATCGTCTATGGCTTCGTTAAACAGGTCGGTGTAAGCCATTAGGCCACCGCTGGACGTGGAATACCTAAGAGCTGCTTAACGATCGGTGTGAGGCTTTGCTGGGTTGCTGTGCCCATGCCGTCAAACGTCGCGTAGGTGTTCTCTATTGAGCCCCTAGAGCGCCACAGCGCCGCGCAATACATCAAGGTGCCTAATGTTGCATCTCCGCCTGGCGAGGTCGTTAGGGAGTCTATGTAACCCGATTCCTGACGCCTGCGATAACAGAACTGGTTGCCAGCCGACACCGACTGCGTGAGCAACGTGTAATCATCAGATGGGTTTGCAATCGTTATGCCTAGATAGGTCATGACGTCCGATGCAATCACCCAGGTGCATACTGGCGCGTAGGTGACTGTGCCGGTGGCTGCGGTTCGCTCAACATCGTCAGCAACCTTGGCATAGAGCACCTGATCGGCAATCGGTATCTGATAGTCGTACAACAAGTCGCCCTGTGTATCAACGCCCAAATACAAATACTGTGGCAATGCGCGCACCGTGTAGGTGCCGTTAAATGTGGCATCTACGCCTGCGACCGTAATTGACTGGCCGACTGCAATCTCTGAGGGGGTCAGAAGTTGCAGTACGGCGAAGTCATCTATCAGGTACTTGTTGGTAACTGTGTATGTTGCCATGAGCGGATGCTCCGCTCTCGACTAGGCCAACGCGATGGA